TCACTTGCTTTGCACGGCGGACTCATCAAATCCGGGGATGGAGTTGGCAGCATCGATGGCGCGCTGACGCAACTGCACAGCAGCATCATCAAACCTACACACAGTACGATTCGGAGACTGAACATATTTCACCACGTCGCGGGTTATTGTTTTGTAGATGACCTTACCCGCTTCGTTAGCAGTAGCGGCCTTTTCCTCTACAGGCTTAATGGCATTCTCGGCCTTCTCTCTCTTTTTCGCAGCCTGAGCATTGATGTGATCAGCGTGGGAACTCCATCCCATACGCCATGAAATGGCACAGGACATTAGCAGGATTGCTATTACGATGATAACGGCGGTTAAGCGACTCATCTTTGCTCCCATAAACACACTTCACGCTCAATTTCCCTCCGGGTAATAAGTCCTTTCCACTGCTTACCTTTGGCATAGGTCCAGCGGCGCAGCTGATCACACGCACCTTTCTGGTCACCCTGGTTGATTTTGCGAAGCAGAGTAGAGGTCTGGAAGTTCCCGGCTCCGACGTTATAGGCGAATGAGTACAGAGCCCCACGCATTGTTTCTGGGATCGGTTTTTTGATGTAAGGGTTGATCTGCCTGGCGACGGTATTCAGGTCTTTATTTAGTAGCGCCCGACACTCTGCCTCGGTATAGGTTTTGCCGAGCATGATGTCTTTACCTGTGTGGCCGTAACAAACCGTCCAGACACCTACCACATCCTGATAAGGGTCGTATCGCACTCCCTCAAGCCCATCATTACCCATAGGGCCAGTGATGAGTGCAGAGGCAATCGCCAGGGCCCCGCCGCCGACTGCCGCAAGAACACTTTTACGTAGTGTCGGAGACATTATTTACCTCGCACAGCTTTTCGCCGGTCTTCTTTAATTTTGAAGTACAGATTCGTCAGGTATGTCAGCAAGCCAAATACCAGACTTCCCAGAACACCAATAGCGGCCCACTGGGATGGGGATACTTTGTCGAGCAATTGCAACATCCAGAACCCCGCGTTACCTGCGGACGTTCCGTAGGCAATACCTGTTGTTAGCTTGTCCATTCGATACATACTCCACCTCCGGGTTAACGGGGTGCTTTTTGTTTGATAAGGTTCAGGCCCGGCAGGCGGAAATCTTATCAACGATGATTCCGGGTACCTGAAAATGAAAAAACCACCTTGAAAAGGTGGCTGGAGAATTCAACGCGAGCTATGTGGCTGGGGATAGTGTATGGTTGCGGACCATTCATCAGGAAATATCATATGCAACAACGCAAAAACTCAAAAAACAATCGCAACTATCTCATCAAATGTACCTGCCCTGACTGCACCAGCCAATCAGAACACAGTTACACCCGAGTCCAGAAAGGCTCTGCGCTGATGTGCCCCTACTGTAGTAAGATTTTCACTCAAGACAAACTCCCCACCGCTTAGGCTTTACGTCATCTTAATCTCTGGTAAAGCATCCACTGCAGCGCCCTTATAGATTAGAAAAGTAACCCCATTAGCCAATGCGGCCGATGAACACCTCTCAGACAGGCTTAGGCATACGGGCAGAAAATTAACGTTCTGGCCCCTGGAAGAGAAAAGGCCTACCGTAATGGAAGGCCTTTAGGGGGTTATGCAGTATGTGTGGTGCCGGGTGCTTCCCGGTAAGTCGTTGGTCAGTCACCGTGACTCGCGCTGAGGATTCGCTTCTAACTGTTTACGCCCCTCCGCTAGGGGGATTCACCACCCATAAAACTTAACATCTCGATAACGTTACTTCAATGCCATGCGTTGCTCTGACCAAAGCCTTCGATGTAATTCATCCTTCCCCTCTCCTTCTCATTTACGGGAGTGGCTATTAGTTAAGGGAAAAGCTGTGCCTTTTGATGCTTTATTTGAATTGGTTACGAGGAAAAAGAAGCCCGTTGAGAGAGGCGGGCTGAAGTTGGCATTTCAAGGAGCAACGGTAAGGGCGCGCCTGATTGTCCGAGCTACCGATTTACCAGGATGCATTTGTTTTTACCGTTACGTTCTTTAAACATAGAAGGGCAACCGCAAAAGTAAACCTGCCATAAATCTTAAATATGTTTAGTGGCAGTGTGGTGCCGGGTGCCTCCCGGTGAGCATGCCCCAGTCGGCATGACCCGCGCTGCATTTACAGGTTTCTGTAACTGACTGGTCGCCCCTCCGCATAGGGGGATTCACCACATCAATAATTTATGATCCAAACATTCGAAGCGTCAATGTCAGATGTATAACTGCCTGTGTTTGATAAACGCCAAGCCTTAACAGTAGAACCCAGCAAGGTGCACAGAGGGGGGTCTCCATACTACTAACTCTTCAACTCAGTATCTCAAACCAGTTGTTGATCGTTTTCATTGTATCTACTTCCAGGTAAGTAAGGACGCGGAAAGATAAGGGATAGGTCTCAGGCTCCAGCTAACCAGCCTAATCAGTAGGTTCTAGCCTAGGCCTGAAAAGCAAAAACCCCGCCATTTGGCGAGGTTTGATGTTTAAGCTGTGTGTCTAAGTGACCACTCTTAACAGATTACGATAGTTTTTGCGTACGCGTTACTCATTTGTGTATAGTGTTTTTTCACAAGGATGATGTATTAGACATCCACATGATTTATACTGTACAAAAAAACAGTATCATGGGAGTGTTCAATGAACAAAATTGCAAGGTTTCTTTTAACAGCAAGTTCGATAGCTCCTGTAGGTATCACGCTGATATTTATAGGATATATGAAAAACAAGCCATGGCTTATTTGGTGGTCGTTAGGGATCTGTCTTGCTAGTTTTATATCAGTTATTTTTTTCCTACACTATGCAAATAAAAACCTCCCTTCTCTTTATAAGAATGTTGAGACCATATCTCCTGCAAATAAAGAGGTTACCAATTATTTCTTAAGTTATCTATTCCCTTTATTAGGGACAGATTCAATCGCCGATAAATGGCAATATGCAGTATTTTTCTATATATCTCTTATCGTTTATATATGTTTCTCTGAGAACTATAATTTCAACCCTCTTATCTCCGCTTTAGGATTTAAATTTTATGAAGCAGAAGACGATACTGGCGTTGGATTTGTGTTGATATCCAAAGAAGTTATTACAAATTTAAAAAACAGAGATTTTGAAGTTATTCAACTTACAGACTACACATTTATGCATGTAACAAGGAAATAATATGAGCCTTTTTGCAATGATGAATAAAAACTCTGCTGTGAAAGTGTATCGTATTGATACCGACAGACAAACAGACATCAAAATCAAAAAAATATTTGATGACCAATTATCTCTTTTTGAAAGTCATCACAATACGGAACTTGTTTTCGAAGCCGGATATACCCCTAGCTATAATGAATGTAGTTATATAGATAACTTTGATGAAGGAAAAATACTTCTTGATGCAGTTCAGCGTAGCACCGCAATGCCTTTGTGGACAAAAAATGTTGGGCTTAATGATATAACAGCTTTTTTTATGGCTCCTGCGTATCCTCAAGTGAAAGACAAAATAGCAATCCAAACCTTTTCAAAAAAACAGATACTTAACGAGTCAAGATACTTATGGCTCAGTAAAAATTCATTTACGATGTCAGATCTTTTGGGTTTCAATCTAGACGATAAATTAGTTGCAATCCTTGAAGGAGATAAAATAAAGTTCAGGAACTTTAACAACCTGAGAAGCATATTTGATATGAGTCCTTATTTTGCTGAAGCAACAAAGCAAGAGATTTCTGACTTTGTAAACCAACCAGTTTTTAATATACCAGTGGGGTTTGATCTTCCAGCCCTTGCAGATAACGTCATAAGAAAAAAAGTCACATTAATAAACAAATCTAAAATATTGGTAAATCATACTGTAACCGAAATAAAAAACGCAGCGCTAACTTTGAACTTCCCTATAAAAACGACCGGCTCAGGAAGCTCCGAGAAAATAGAAATGCCAACAAATAAAAAAGAAATAAAAGAGTTACTTAACTTCTTGGATGAAGACTATTTCAACTCTGAAATAACTAAGCAAAGGTTTCGATCAAATTCAAAACGTAAAGCATAAAAAATGGCCGCCGATGCGGCCATTTAAACTATAGTATCATAGAAATGATACCATCAATGAACCCCATGGCCTTATGCAATTCTTTCCTGATGGTACCATCAGAGCATTTACGTTTCTTAGCGATGCTACGTAAGGAGATTCCGATAATAAAATGAGCAATAATTAACTCATACTCTTCTGGTTTATATTTCCGCAATCGCGCTACACAACCGTCAATCATGATACCTTCATCATCATCGCATTGCTGGCGTGTTTTCTTTCCATGAGGTAGCAAACCTTTAAACCCAGCAGCAATGGGTTGCCAGTCAACACCACTATTGTCAGAAGCCGCCCAAGCGCCCCAACGGTCCAATATTTCGTACATATCTCTCATTTTTAAAGCTCCTCAGGAAAGAACGCCGAGCGCGTATGCCCGGTCCAGCAATTTAATAATCAATACCGGCTGGGTGCCGTATTCACGCTCAAAAGCGGCAGGGTCATGGTGCAAAGCACGGTGGTGCTTGCGGCATAATGGGATCGTAAAAACATCGTGGGCCTTGGTGCCTACGCCGCCCTGCCCCCAGCCAATAAGATGGTGTGCATCATCTGCAGGCTGCCCACAGCACATACACGGCTGTTTTTTAACCCATGAGATAAAGTCAGCTGATAACCATCGGCTCCGCTTAGGTCTCGCGAATAGTGTCGCCGGAGCAACAGGATCGACGTTCACAGGAACCAGAGGCTTGCCCGGCGTTGTTATTGCCGTTGGCTTGATTGTTTTTTCGAGACGGGGAGAAAGAATACTGGTGGCCGGTACCGACGGAATAATCTCACTCTCCCTGTAAACCGATTTAATGCCATCGTCTTTAATACGCAGGGATCGGCGCGCCATTTCTTCTGTAATTTCATCGCCAATACCGGCGCCTACCGCCCACCAGCATAGCTCCGCCAGTGACAATGAGCGCTGAGCGTCCAGACCAAGCGCGATGCGGGCAGTGTCGATTACCCAGTCAGCGTTGTTCACACCTACCAGTTGATCGAGGGTTTGTTCCGTTTGGTTTTTCAGCTCATTATCACAGTGCCAGCATGCGATTATTACACCCGTCGAATGGCGAAATGGGACAAGCTCATGGTGATGGTAATCGGAATGTGTCCACTGACAGTTTTTAACTTGCCTACGCAACCACGCCTCGAGGGCACTAACCCCACCAGCTGCAGTGATAACTGCCTTCTTCATGAAAAAAGGTCTGATCCCCATATCATCCCGCAACGGCTGCCGGGCATCAGGAAGACGTCCACTGGGTATCTTTTTCATGCTTGCCGGCGGTATTTCAACAAGAACTCGGCCAGCACCGAATAACGGCATTAATTCACTACCCGGCTTAAGCAGCACAATTCCAAGATGGCGTGCAATATCCACGTTAAGCAAAGCTCGCATCAGTCCCTCCACATCTTCTGTATGTAGGTCCTGTCAATCCGTGGCGGCTTCTTCGATTCCGGCAACAACACGCGGATCTCCCACGATCCAAAGTCTCTGGATAAGCTCTTCTCAACCACACAGTTATTTTTACGGTATCGCTCCGCCAGCTCTGTAGCCTCAGCCTCTGAAAGCTGCTCGTGTAAAAACCAACTTTTCTTCATGGCTGATCACCGAACAGTCGCAAAAACTCAATCGCTCTTTGCCGCGCTCCGGGTTCTTCAGCGATCATTTCCTGCAGCAGCTGCACGGCGAGCATAGGCTCCTTTCGCCCGACGATGGAAATTCCTCTGGAGACACGGCGAGAGAGTTTTATAAAATTTTTTCTCTCTAACGCACGCAGATGCAACAGGACAGCATTAGACGAGCTAACGCCGAGCATATCGGCCAGCTCAGATAGCGTAGGTGGGTAGCCATGCTGATTGATGTAGGCCACCAGCAGATCGAAAACTTCCTGCTGTCGAAAAGTTAGTTTTGAAGACGAAAGCAAACCGGCGCTCAATGAAGGAGCACCAGTCTGATGGGATTTTGATACTTCGGGGGTTTGCGTCATGGTTTCTCTCCGCGACGCAGCAGGTATAGGTTGTTCAGGCCTATGACGGGAGTGTAACAGAACCAGGCGGAACCTGGTAACCAACTCCAGACCTAGCCTTTTCAATCATCTGTGAAAAGAGAGAGAGAGTCCCCACGATCTCATCCGGCTGCAGAGGCATAAACGAAACAGTATCGCCGCGCCGGTACATCAGAGCGCGTTCACATACAGGAAAGGATGTCAGACGAGCAACGATCACACCATCGTCGCATCTGATAATTGCATAGCCGGTGTTCGGCGTTTCTTGTTTTTTACCCACAGCAAAATCCTCAAAATAAACCAGGTAAGCCACTGGACCTGAACTTAACAGAACCAGTCATCAGCGCTTTCCCAGGTATCCTGGAGGATTTCCTCGATACGTTTTTTATCTCCGTCCATTCCACCAAGCACAGTTAAACCATCAGTACCGGCCCGACGAATGACCAGACTGCAGTTATCAAAGTTTTGATCCAATCGCCGCAGTAGCTCTTGCTCCAGAGCAGGCACAGCACCATCCGGCAATTTTTTTAGGCGATCAATTGTGATTTCCACTTTCATAACTAGCTCCTCACGCAAATACTGTATAAATAAACAGTATACCTGTTAGGTAAAATGTTCAAGTTCTTAATGCCACTTTTCTCTAACACATGCTCATGTTTAGATTGATTTTTTCTCCTTAAAAGACAAAACCCGCCGTGGCGGGTTGAGGTTTAAATTACAGGGATTTGGTCGTCGTCGTGGTGATAAGCGCGGTTGATCAGGAAAGTTACCACCCCTTCAACCAGTACATCGTCCAAAGCCTCACCTTCTAAAGCTTCCCCATCGGAGGTGATAAGCGAACGCCCACGAACAGCGGCGAACTGAAGATTCCCCGAGAAAGCTATAAGTACATGATCCCCCTGGCTTGCACGACGTGACACGTCAATTACGGCATAGCCAGTACTCGTTTCAATGACCCTGCAGTTTGCATCGAAATGGCACAAATCAGTAACCATAAGCCTTTGTTCTGCATAATCTTTTGCTGGTGACGGAAAGCCCACATTAGCACCCTTGCGTGATAATACTGTATTTATATACAGTATTATCGACAGGCGATTTAGTCAACTAAGCAGCCTTCAACTTAATGCATAAAAAAGCCGAGCTAACGCTCGTCCTTGGTCATCACACGTACGGACTAAACAACAGACGAGTACATATGGAACAACTCTTGATTTGACGAAACTAGATTAGCAATCTGCCTAAATAAGGATATTATCGTGCTCAACATCCTTATTTCTTGTTATTTTTATCGATTTTAAGGAAAGTTTCTCCAACCTCTACAGAATAATCTTGTATTATTTTAGAAATTACTAGGTTATCAATATTTGGTTTTAAAAATAAAAGCGACACGGTAACCTGCACCAAGCTAATAGCAGTAGCGTGTGCTGGATCAGTCATACCTGAATTACTTTGACCAACCAGCAATATATCTTCATTAGTTTCACAGAGACCTAGTCTATTTCTCATCGCCTTAGAACCAGTATGTATATTCTGGCTCGCCCATTTATAATAAGGACGCATATGTTCTAAATTAACGTCCTTCTCAATTGCTCCAAATCCTACTTTTGTATGGTTTGGAAAAATATAAGAAGCCCAACCATAATTATCTGCATATCTTTTACCATATTTTTTGATTAATAGATCAAATTGCTCCTTACATTCAGCAACTTCTTCAAAACTCGGTCCTTTTGCTTGTAACCGGTGTTCGTATTTTTTGTGCTCAAGCATTCCATTGTATGAGTCAACTATTTCGTGGTAATAAAAGCGCTCTGCACATTCCTTTCCATGCTTAGCGATAAACATAGCTGTAGCCGCTACTTCATGAAGTGCACGCCATCTCGCATGAGCAGCATCTGCGAATCCATTTTTTAAAAGACATAATATTTCATTAGCGATATGGCAAGCTCTGGCATGATGTCGAACAACTAAATCAAAAACCAAATCATTCTCGGCTACAGCTTGCGCTCTGTAAGATTTATTAAATTCCTCACCAGACTCTGTACAGATCACTATGAGTGTTTCAAATAAATCAAAGGCGTCCCCCCATCTTGAAATATTTCTGGATACAAACCCTTCTGAAAGTGAACGATGCTCCGCAAGCATTTCGCGAGTTGAGTTAGCGAGCGATTCTTTCAGGATGGACACCATCTCCGGAATTATATTGTCAACCACTTTTTCGATTTCAACTGTGTCACATGATTCTGGTTTGTTTTTATAGATTCGCTCTATATTATCAAGAAAAATCTTATGATAAGTATCCATATCGTCTCTCTTTTAGTCTTGGGGCCTTATACCGTAATTTATTATTGAAGATATACAGCATACTAATTTAAGTCTAGCTATTTCGTAAATACTACTGTCTAAAACAATACAGCTATAACTCGTGAAGCCATTACAAAGATCCATCATTGGTATAGACTGACATTTGAATTTTCCATACCAAGGGCTTACCACTTAGATTTGATAGCCCCTTCTGTTTCTTTAAGAATAATCAGCATCTAGCTGCATTGCGCAGGCAGCGGTTGCGCATTCTGGCAAGCAACCAGAGCTCGTTTGCTGTTGTCGTCATTCCAAGCATCGATGTGTAAACAGTCGCAGCCCGGCGCCACAGCTTTTTGTCTTCCAGCGTCTTCGCCAGGGACAGTGCGTCCTGGATTTTTTTCACATCCTCTTCAGATAATTGTGTTACAGCCTGCGGCAGGGCAACATCGGGAACCTCAACGCCTGCAACAACTCGGTAGACATACTGGCAACCGTTATGGGTACGATGGAGTTTTCCCGCGGCATGGAGCTGCCGCAGCAAGTTACCTGCCGTACTGGCTTGCAAGTCCAGCGCATCGCAGACATCCTGCAGGACGCATTCTGGCGTCCGGCTAACGATGGCAAGCACCATCTGCGCTTTGGTTACTTTGGTTTTTGATTGTTTGGTCATGGTCAAAACTCGTTTACTTGGTTAAACCTGCCGCCTTGCGGCATTTGTACTCTTCCATCAGAATCTGCGCTGGCGTCGGTCCTGCTGGATGTCTCGGTGCTGCCAACTGCTGACGAATTGGCGGAATCGAAAACCCGTTAGCCAGGTGTTTGGTCCATTTCGTGAGTAAGTTTTCTGCCAGTTTTTTCAGCTCTCCCTCCGTCAGGTTCCTCTCAACTCCGGTTCTGCGCATCTCAATGCAAATGTGATAGAGAACATCCTGTTTCCATGGGTATTTGTCGCTGCCCGAGTATCGGTAAGACTCATTCCTCCAGCGCTTGTATTCCGCCATTATAGATTCGGATGTCAGATTGAACGGGTTAGCACCGCTGGCAGATACCAGAGCAACGAATTCAGCCAGATCCGGTGGCCATGTGTTACCCGCGGCGCAGCGCTCCATGCACTGACTGCAGACCAGGGTAATCTGGGCTTCACTCATCGATCCGATCTGGGCAATCCACATATCCGAGGGCGCCGCCCCGTTCTTCTGGGTCCACCGGTTCGAAAATATTTCCCCCATGACTGTCCATAGCCGCCATGCCGTATCCGCCGCCAGCAAGTCCGTTTTGCTTTTCCCAGCGTTCTCTGGCTGCCTGAATTTCCTGAACTGCCCGGGATGCGGTGTTAACTGGTTGAATTCCTGCATGGTCTTTACCTCCGGTTGCTGGTTGCGGTTTAGATTTGGCTCTGGCACTTATCACGCTGCGGGCAAATTTCTGCTCCCACTGAATCTGAGTGAACACTTTCCCCTCGGATTTCCAGTACGCGGTGAACTCTGCCAGCTCTGTCGGCAGGTATGCCGGTTCGGGAAGCGCTATACCCCAGGTAGCAGCCAGTCGCGGCCAGTCCTGTGACGGCAGCCAAAGGTCGTGCATGGCGAATTTCCCGATCGGAATATCCACTCCAGGCAGATACTGAGGTTGCTGGGGAAAATTTCTCTCCTGCGCATAGAGAGTGGGGTTTGATCCTTTTCCCTTCCCTTCCCTTCCTTTTCCGTCAGTGAGTCCTCCATGAGGATTCACTGAGTCCTCACTGAGCCCTCCTTGATTAGGAGCTCTCTTTTCTTCCTTTCCTGCCTTAGACTCAGTGAATTCTGGCGGAAGAGGTATTTTTGAGGCCGAAGGCCTGTTTATTTTTTGATGCTTAAGGAAACCTTTAATCTGCAAATAGCAGACATCATTCACTGAATACTCAGTGAGTAATCCATGAGTAATCAGTTCCTGTATTAGTGGTTCGCAATCGAGCGCGTCCGCAGGGAAGATTTGCATCTTCAACCGTTTTGGCGAACGCTCAAGGCATCCCATATCGTTGGCGAAGTTGAACAACCCGATAAACAGGAGACGCGCTGGAATTGAACATTCCACCACCTTCTCATCTGTCCAGAATTCAGGTTTAACTGTTCTGATGCGGGCCATCTGAAACCTCTTATTAACCAGCTGGTGCTGGTGGTCATTGTCAAAACTCGATTAGAAAAACTGCGGCGCTACGGCGCTGATGCTCGCCAGTAGTGGTCCCGCCGCATCTGCAGGGAGCATGTTAAAAAGTGCAATTGCAGCTTCCCGTATTTCACGCTCTAGTTTCTGCAGAGGTGCGCCAAGTAACTTGGCCTGGTGCGCTTCGCTGCATTCTTTGATCGCATTGGCCACCAGCTCAGTTTCAGTTAAGCCATGTTTTAGGCCATGTTTGCGCGCGATCTCTATCGGCATTGCATCAGCGATCGCCGCCGAAAGCTGGATGACATAACTGGTGTACTTCTCTGAACCGCCCTCGTTTTTCAGGTAGCGATACAGATTTTGTTTATTGACGCTGATACCGCGCCCGTTTTGTTTCTCCCACTGTTCGGCCACCAGCTGCGCGACGTGGTCTTGCGCACGCCCAGGTAATGAGGACTCCCATTCCTGAACGGCGGCCAAAATGGCTCGGCATTTCTTGCCGTCACGCCGACGGGGCAAATACTGATTTTCCGTTTTCAGTTGCATACTCATCACCGGAGTATGATTTTCAAAAGAGGTGGTTTGCATGGTCACTCCTTAGGTATTCCATCCGTTGGATTCGGATATAGATCAGGACGTAATTCATGAGGCGTAACGCCCGTTGCATTAAAAACCTGTAAAACTCGCGATGAAGGCACAATACCTTTTGTTTTCCACTGACTTACTGCCATGCCGCTTACTCCAAGCGTTGATGCTAATTTATTGGCTGAGCCAGCTACTCGAATTGCGTTATCAAGGGCTGTCATATCTATCTCCTCGTTAAGTTAGGCATAATAAAGCATAGGTTTATATTAAATGCAAATTTTTGATTTATTGTGGCTATAAACTAAACCTTTACAATGGGCTTATGAAAAACACTGAAGAACTCAACAACCAACTGATTGCTCGTTTGGAAGAAATTACTCAAAGAGGGATCAGCAAGGCGGATATGGCTCGCATTGCTGGAGTTACACCTCAAGCGGTGAATGGGTGGTTTAAGAAAGGAGTAATCAGTAAAAAGTCCGCAATTGCCCTCGCGGAAGCTGCCAATGTGTCTGTAACTTGGTTGCTTGGAGAGAAAGTATCTGAAGATTCAGGCCTCAAGCCAAATGAGAGCAAAATGTTACGTCTGTTTAGGCAGTTACCTGAGGCTGAACAAGAGAGAATGATCGATACGTTTGAAGTCCGCCTAAAAGAAATCGATGATTATGTTGAGAAATATCTCCGTGGTCGATTTAAGGCTAGCGACACTAACTAACATCTCTGATCTCACCCCATGAAACCGGCAAATGCCGGTTTTTTTTTGCCTGCCGCGCAGCCTCAATCACTCCAACAGCTCCCCTGTCTCGATTAAAGCAAAAGTTTGCATCTGTATAAATCCAATGTTGACATCAAACATAAACCAATGCTTTAATCATTCCATCGCAGCAAGTCATCAAGGCAGGAAGCCCACGTAGTAGCTGCCGGCGGCATACGAAACACCGGATGAGATGACGACAAGAAGAATTCGCAGCAGGTTATAACGTTCCGCCGGCCGGCGTTACAGGCATGAGATAGGGCATCACTATGAGAATAGATATATCCAAGATAGGGAAAATTTACTTTTTACTCGTCTCCCCAATCAAACTCTCTGTCGCGCAGGATTTGGAGGCCCGATTCGGAGACCGCGTAATCATTGCAGCTTTTGGTACTGATATCACGTCCATGGGCCTGGCACCAGGTGATGAAATCGTAAGTGCTGGCTACCACCTTCACAGCCTGGATACCGCTGTTTTCGTAGCGCTCCACCATGCTATCGGTGCGGATACGCCAGTCGTGGTAGTCAAAGGGAAGGACGTAAGCATCTGAAAGGATTTTTTGGAATTCTTCGTAGTGAGCGGGATTTTCGTACCAGAAGACAGGTATAGGGCTACGAGACATTTTGCTCTCTTTTATTTGGCTGTGTGAGAGCGCCAAGAATACCACCGAGCCTGAAGTGGTGAAAAGACAGGCATGACGACTATCAGGCTTTTCAATGCGGTGAATGCGGCTATGCGCACGCGACACAGTTAAAAAAGTAAACATGGCGGTTATTCACACGTTGTGGGGAAAAAGTTGTCGGCGGTAGTTGTTAACTGGCTGCCGTCACCGGGAGGCACCCGGCGCCGCATTGCAAAACCACATCCTAATACTGAGTTAACTGGAGATAACTATGAAGGATTTTGCCCGAGTACCTACCGGGAACCAGGCGACCCGCCTGAACTGGTTCGAGGTGAGACTACGCCAGCTGTGTTACTTACTGGCGCAGAAAGGAAACCCTGAGGCTGAAGCATGAATACCCTGTTTGCCCTTGTCATCAGCGTGTGTGCTATCACTGGTGAATGCTCTGATGTTCTGATCGGTGTTTATCCATCAGAGGCCAGTTGCAACAGCAACGCCGATGAACAAAAAGTACAGGGCCAGTGCCTCCCCTACCGAAATGCACAAAACATGGCTGACGACCAACAGCCTGCAGTGAGTTTTTGAATCGAGTTTTGACCAATGGCCGTTACGGCCGGAGAAGTGATTATGGAATTTGGAATGAAACGCGTTCTGGCATCTGTCCAGGCCGCCGCCACCTTGAATAAGCTCTATGACGGCTCGCCCGTTTCACTGACGGCCATCAGTAAAGAGTCAAAGCTGTCTACTTCATACCTTGAGCAGATCTTCAAAAAGCTGCGGGCAGGTAACCTGGTTTTTTCGCAGCGTGGCCCAGGTGGTGGTTATAGCCCCCGCGGCGATGACATCACCGTTACAGAAGTGATCACTGCAGTATCTAAACTGCCAGCCCATAAAACTTTTGAGCCTATCCTGCGAGCGCTTGACGACGTTCGCATATCACAGCTGCTACGGGGCGATTCGCCAGCCCCATAACGCACAAAACCCGCGCAAGGCGGGTTAAGTACCCGGTCAGCCGACCAAAGCTTTCCGGAATCGAGTTTTGACCAATGACCACCACCAGGGCGGCTGCCATCAGCTGCCGGGTATCTTACAATCCAAAGGAGCCCAAACGCAATGAACAACTACCCGTATCTCATTAAAGCTAAGGCAAAAGCAAACGAAGCGAAAAGTCTCTTCTGCTGGTTCTCTGCTAAATCCGATTCTCGCGCCGAGCGCAAAATTCGATAACTCTATTCTGCGTTCTTCTTACGATTGCATTGCTGAAGATTATCCGTGGGAATACTGGAACGATCGGGACGTGCGAACGATGGTAGAGCTCGGCCAGGCCATTAGCTTCGACCCCAAAACAACGATCCCGTTAGAAGGCGATCGTCACAATGCCCTCGCTGATGCTATTCATAAGGCCCGCTATGTATCAGCAATCTGGCAGTGAATAATTGCGAGCAATCTGGTACTCCAAAAATTGATACAAAACTGATTTTTTATTTTCATATGCTGGCCCAGCAATGGACCATAATGAGGTAAAACATATGCTCCAGATGTTAACCCTTGAAGAGTGGGCAAACGAGAAATACAGAAGCAATCCTCCAAGTGTTTCCACTCTCAGGAATTATGCTAAACAGAATATGTTTTCTCCCCCAGCCAAAAAAGAAGGTCGATTCTGGCGCGTCAGGGAGGATGCTGAGTTGGTTGGTACATTGACCACTCCTGTAGTAAAGAAAAGCGACCCTGTTCTTTTGCAGAGGATTTTGAACGATGGCTGCCAGACCACGTAAAAATAATATATCAATTCCAAATTTATACCCGCTCTTCAGTAGAAAGGTTAATAAAGTATACTGGCGTTATAAGCACCCGATAACTGGTAAGTTTCATAGTCTAGGAACAGACGAAGCAGAGGCCTCGGCAATAGCTATTGAAGCAAATAAAAGACTGGCGGAACAACAAACCCGCCAGATAATGGCAATCACTGACAGAATTTCCACCAGCACAGGAAAAGCAATATCAACTAACACCTGGCTTGAGCGCTACTGGAAGATTCAGCAGGAAAGATTAAAGTCAGGAGATATTAAAGAAAACACTATCAAACAAAAAGCAAAACCAGTATCTCTGCTTAAGGAACGGGTAGGAATGAAATTAATATCCGCTGTCAATGTTCGAGATGTTGCGCAAATTCTTGATGAATATTTAGCGGAGGGACAACCCAGAATGGCTCAGGTCATTCGCTCTGTCCTAATAGATGTTTTTAAAGAAGCTCAGCATGCGGGTGAAGTACCTCCTGGTTATAACCCTGCACTAGCAACTAAACAACCTCGTAGAAAAATCACTCGCCAGCGCCTCACTCTGGAGTAATGGCAAAAGATTTTTGATATAGCAGATGAAAATCACAAATACATGGGGAACGCCATGCTTTTAGCCATAGTAACAGGACAGCGACTAGGTGATATATCCCGTATGAAATTCTCGGACATCTGGGACGATCATCTACACGTTGAGCAAGAGAAAACCGGAAGCAAAATCGCTATACCATTAGCTCTGCGTTGCAACGCAATCAACTGGAGCCTCCGAGATGTAATCAGTCGTTGCCGGGATTATGCAGTAAGCCCTTATTTGGTTCATTTCTTTAGAACCACCTCACAGGCTGAGCGAGGAGCACAGGTGAAACCCAGAACACTGACCATGAATTTCAGCAAGGCAAGAGACAGTGCAGATATTGACTGGGGACAAGGTACACCGGCAACTTTCCATGAACAAAGATCGCTTTCCGAGCGGTTATATAAAGCCCAGGGCATAAACACGAAAGATTTACTTGGACATAAAACTCAACAACAAACGGATAGGTACCATGATGATCGAGGGAAGGGGTGGACAACTGTGGCCTTATGA